AGCATGAATTTGAAGTAAACGCCGGTAGCATCCGAGCCGGATTAGATGATGTCACCTGTAAAAAGTGTGGTGACAGATACGGTATCTGTGACCTGATGAAGTGGTCAGCTACGGACTTAATGAGAGTACCTAAACCTATCCGGCTGGAAGTCCTGAAACGGCAAGCGGAACTGTTCAATAAGGACAATCCGTTTTACTACCAGGCAGAGTCTGACAGCATCGAAGTCCGGCTTGCTAACCACATCATGTATTTCGGCAAACTCAACGAGCCACAGGACTGTCTAACCCTAGCGCACGAACTCATTACAGAAGTCATTAACCCTGCCTCTCAGGAAGTAGCCAGCCAGTTAGAAGCGAGAATAACCGAACTTGACCAGCTCCTGCACCATGTGCATGACGGCTTGAACCTGCAAGCCTTAACATCCGAGCCTATGTATTTGAAGATATAAAATGATAGACGAATACATATCAGCAATAATTAAGATAGCTAACCACTATGAAGTCAAGAAGTACCTTGAACCACATATTATGAAACCTCAGAATGTACAGGAGTGGCAGGTTAAGAGGATTCTGTTAGCGGAGGGGTTGTTACTCAATGAGTTACAAAAAGATACCGGAGGAACAGTACAAGAAACTCCTATTCCAAACCAGGGGCCAATACATAGCGATACTTAATGTCTTTAGATGTCATGGCATGCAGACCTTTGTAGACCAGGCCATCGAAGAGTGCATGAGGGTGACTGAAAACTTTGGGCAGGCTGTAAGGGGTGATGACAAACCTATCCATATTCTAACAGAACCTAAAATGAGGGCTACGGAATAGACACCTCTTGACAAATGAACAAAAATAGTCTATGCTAGGAGTGAAATGACCATAGAATTATTAGAGAAAATAGAAGTAAATCATAAGGGGGCTTCGCAGCCCTACCAAAACAATCTACCCCGGAAGCGGATTTTGCTAGACATTGACGGCGTGATTTGTGAGTACGACTTTCCGAAAATAGTTAAGGATTTCTTCGGGGTAGACCTATCTGCTCAAGCAATATTCGCTTATGATTTGGCAGATGTTCTTGGAGTTGCACCAACCATAATAAATCTGATGTTCAAGGAACAGGTTTACGGTAAGGCCAACTTTATAGATGGGTCACTTGATATTCTCCGGGAATGGGAATCCAAAGGATACGAGCTAGCTATCTTTTCTAACAGGGTGAAGCATATGGGTGAAGTCGGGCTCGTTCAGTGGCTAATTTGTAATTCAATACCCTTTCATGGTATTGACGTGAAAGGAACGGGAAATTACGATTATCACATAGACGACTCCCCTGGAAAACTAGCAGCAACTAACTCTACGTTCAAACTACTCTATGACCAGCCCTGGAACAAGCGGTGTATTGATGTAAATAAACGCTTGCAAAGAGTCAATTCATGGCAAAAGATAAAGGAGATTGTGAAATGAGAGAAATTAAGTTCAGGGCTTGGGATACTAAAGAAAGAAAATGGGTTGAACCAACAGATTGCAAGTATTTCTTTGAGGCTGATATCCAATCACAATACTTCTGGCTTGCCCCCTTACCCAATACAATTTTAATGCAATACACAGGGCAAAAGGACAAGAATGGAATAGAGGTATATGAGGGGGATATAGTTAGAGAGGTGGACACGATACCAGGTACTAGGATTGTGGAATGGGGTAAGGTAGTGACCTGGTTGGGTTCGACAGATGTCCCCGAAATGGTTGGTTGGATGCAAAGACGCATTGATAAAAGATATGACTCTTCTCCTTTATATATATATGATACCACTGAAGTAATCGGCAATATCTGTGAGAATCCCGAATTGTTGGAGTTGGAATGATTTGCAGGCTCTTCGCCAAGACAAGAATCGAACTCCCTAAAGGGCACCACATTGAGGAAGAGTGCAAAATCTGTCCGTTACGAGATAAAAACGGGGATTGTCCTGAAGATATAGGGGATAATTTGAGTTTGGTGGCAAATGAGAAAATCTCTGAAATCTGGAGAATATTCTATGAACATAACCATACTTAAAGAGGAAGGACATCCGTCATACATAACCGGCGGGGGTTGCGCTATATCTGAACTGACAGTAACCATAGACCCATCACTACCTATCCCTATCCAAAGAGAGATTATAATCCATGAGGTTATTGAGGGATATTTACCCTGTTTGCCCCATGATAAAGTAGAAGAATTAACTGAAATATTAACCAAATCGTTAGAAGAAATAGGAGGTTGAAATGGCGACAGAGTTAAGGGATTACGGCGACAAAAAAACAGTGGTTGTGTTCACTGATGAAATGGAGGTTGTAAGGAGACTTAGAGACAGAAAGGCATGTTCCCATATAGTCCCTTATGAGCAAGAGCAATATAGCAAGAACCGTGTGGCAACCATAGGTTATGATTTCCACTTTCCAAAAGCACAGGTACCGAAATTCTTGAGAAATCTACGCACGACCATTTCCATCAGATAGGTGTTACACCACCTGAAAGTTTGAATATGTGTCCCAGTACCAAAACAAGAGTAATAGCCTTCAGAATCCCATTAGGAGTTTATTCTATAGTTGAAAGGAGGGCTGAGAAGCAGAAGATTAAACCGTCGGATTACCTGAAAAATCTTGTCTCCAAAGATGCTTTGAGACGGAGGTGATGATTTTTAAAACAAAAAGAGGGCGGGGTTTTATTCCCGCCCTCTCTAATATTAGAATAGGTTTTAGAGACGCTAAGTTATGATAGTTACCAGGATTCCGATTATAGCAAGTAAACTAGCACCGCCAAAGGCACAGATTAACTTCACTGACGTTTCATTCCTGATACTGCGCTTTGTATTGTCAGCTATGAAACCATTGATACCATCAAGACGTTTCCTTATAGAGGAGACGTCATTTTCCCAATTACGGGCTAGGTTCTTAATTTCAGCTAGTAATCGGTCGTTTGTTATTTCTGGCATTTCTCCTCCTCTTCCTTTAATTCTGCCACCGCAATTCTAATCTGGTAGTTGCATAGTGGGCAGAACATCAACATCTTCTTCTTATCTACTCTCATCAACGGAGGCCTCTCATATATCTTTTTACACCTAAGGCACTCGCTCATGTTTTAACCTCCGTCTTTCAAAAGTTCATTTATAACAGCTACTATTGCGTCCCTCTGCTTCTTGGTGAGCCTCTGTATTTTTATCCATAACTCCCAAGCTGTAGCCATGCTAGTAAATAGTCCCTATAGAAATATATGTGAGGTTTGAATCTCTCCATACCATCGGGTCTTTCTTTTCATTGTTGTCACCCTTTGACCTGAAGTATCTGCCTTTGTCATCATAACCTATTTCTATTACCCTGTGTATTACCTTCCATACACCACCATGAAACACACATATATCTCCTACACCAACACTATCCAGAAGAGCCTTATGGTCTCTCCCATTCCTACCAGCTATCAGGATATTGGTGTGACCCATATCAAAGTTAGGATCCATTGAGTTGGTGTCTGGTATCTCTGGCAGCCATACCTTCGGATATTCTGTAAGCTCTAGATAACCCAAATCTATTACTAACTCTGAGCCACCATCAGTACCTACGAGGTCTAAGGCTTCCCGGGGTAGCCAGTCGGAAGGGGAGTCTTGCTCTCCACCTATTAACTTCTTTACTAGATTCTTAAAGCACATATCACCTGACCTCCAGGAGGAACTTATTGTATAACCGGTTTAACATCTTTATCCTTCAATTCGGCTACTTTGATTTTGAGTTCATCAATCTCTTTTGCTAAATCCCTCATAGGTTCAGGTTCAGGGTCGGGTTGAGCATATCCTTCTGTGATTAGTTCTGATTTGTGGTCTTTCCAGATTTGCCCGTGAACGAGATTGAAATCATCAATAGACTTGCCCTCTTTGAGTTGCCTTCTCTGCCCTTTACCATCGGGGACAATATTAAAGAACTCAGCCTCTAGTACCGTCTGTTGGTCGAGGTACTTGTTGTCAATATCCTCTCTCATTATTCGTCCTTCCAATAACCCATAATATAGAACTCCCCGTCTTCGCCAACATTATCATCATAGCACTCTATGACTCTATTCGTGTCACATTCGCATATATCCCAGCGCATCATCGCATTACCACCTAGTGCAAAAATAGACCGCCTATCTACCGCCGACCCATTTTTTCTTACCCCATTATTTTCGCCATTTAGGAAAACCAACAATCCTACAAGTACACATTTTGTACTGGCTGGAACTATTGCAGAAATATCCCAATCCTCCCAAGTATCACTGTTTGTAACCTGATGCGCTGCTGACGGTGCTATTTCTACGTATGTTTTAAGTAAAAGCACATCGCTTGCTAGGGCTTGATTTCCTGCAACTATTGCCATGTATTACCCCCTCGCTACCGTTAAAATATAGGTTATTGTAATGTCATACGCTGCAAGTGAATTGTCGAATGAGACTAGGAAATGTGAAAACAGAAGCCCCGTAGCCTCCCCTGCTGCCGCATTCGACCCGCCCCATATGCCAGCCTCTTTAATAAAACAGGTAGATTGGCCTGCCGTAAAGAAGGTAGCGAATGTATCTTCATAGTTAGTCCGTGAATCTGTAGTGACCGCTTTTCTGCCGTGATAGGCTGTTAAGGTAACATCCCCTGCTGCGGGAGCAGTGTCATTTGTTCCTATCTCACAATAAGTAAGCCCGACATCGTAAACGGCAGATTCGTCTATCAGGAATCCAGCTACAAGTTGAAGTCCCTCATTACAGATTATGTTAGGGTTTTCCACTCTGTAAACCACTTCACCAGGGTCTACTAACTTGCCGTCCTTATATTTCCTGGTGCCCCTTCTAGTGGCTTCCAGAATACCCTTGCCTGATATGATTAGTTTACTTTTTGCTTTTAATTCCATATTATCTCCTGTTGACAAATTATAGGATATGTGCCATAATCTAGGATATGAAGATTTTACTTATCAATATTGATAGTATTATCCCCAACTTAGCACTCAAGAAGATTGAAAAATATCATCTTGATAAAGGCGATTCTGTGCTTTGGGATATGCCACTGGCATTGAATAATGTCGATAAGTGCTACGTATCGTGCGTATTCCCTGAAAACCGCTACAAATGCCTTATATTTGAGGAGAAAGGCATAATAGGTGGTAGCGGTTATGATTTATCAATAAAACTCCCCCCTGAAATTGAATCTGTTAAAGCTAGAATAAACTGGGGATTCACCACAAGGGGTTGTATCCGTAAATGTTATTTCTGTTTTGTTCCCAAAATGGAGGGATATATTCATGTTGTTGGCGACATATATGATATTTGGGATAGTAAAAGCAAGAAACTTGTCATTATGGATAATAATATTTTAGCTCTACCCGACCATTTTAAGATGATATGCTCTCAATTAAGAAAAGAAAAATTAAGAGTTGACTTTAATCAAGGGCTTGACCATAGATTGCTAACACCCGAATTATGGCAAGAATTACAAAACCTTAAACATATACATGAGATAAGATTTGCCTTCGACGATATTGCCTATGAAAAATCAGCCATTAAAGCACTTGAACTTATCACCAATGGTAATAACAATGATTGGAAAACTAGATGGTATGTTTATGTTGGGGTTAAGGACACCTTTCAAACAGTTTACGAACGCCTAGAAATTTTACGCAATTACAAACAATTAGCTTATGTAATGAGGGATAAACAAGTCTATGGCAATCCTCTATGGATAGCTTTAAGTTCATGGACAAATTCAAGTAATGCATTCGAATTTGACTTACTAGAATTATGTAAAACTTCTGATAGAATGAAGCCCTACAGAAAGTTTATAACACTTTAATTACCCCCACGTAAAGAAATCCCACAGTGTATCACCTGTATACACTTCCCATGTGTAGTCCTCTGTTAAATGGTGGCTTTCTGAACCAACTTCAGCCATCTCAAGCCTCTCATGCTGAATATTATACAATGAGCCTGCATCTATTGGTGCAGAGTTTAGCCACCTATTGACATTACCACTTACAGCAAATTCATTTTCATCAATCGAAACTACTTCAGATAGCTCTAAAACCTCTGATTGTTGTAGAAGAACTAGCAAAAGAGAGTCACCTATTTTAATTGAGGCGTCCTGTCTTCTTAGAATGTTAGAGAAGAACCTTGCCCATGAGCCTATCGAAGGCCCGGTGATACAAATTATATTATATCTAACATCCTCTCCATTGGTCATTATGTTCACGGATTCTATCAGCATTTTATGGGCAGCGAACCCAAACGGACTATAGGTTATCTCTTGAAGCTGACCAGGGCTTAACCCTGACTCATAAGTCTGATAACTAAACCGTTCTGCACCCTGACAGTATTGTTTGATTTTACCCTGAGCGGAGGCGTTTATTGAATCAGAGGACTCATGCTGAGCCTCGGTTGTCATTTCCTCTACTATGCCTGAAGTCCCCTCTATAGCAGCCCTATTAGCTACATCTCCGCTAACTGCCATCGAGATTAAGGGATACTGCCCGTAATATTCAATTTCTACATTTACAGCACCAGGAGCTACCTCAAATGTTATTGTCGCATCGCCTTTGTTCCAATAACAGTCGTACCCCGAATCTATCCCCTTGATTCCTACTGTCTGAACGACTGCATTAACCTCGACTGCTGGGGTTTGCGCTATAGGGTAGCCCACTGTAAAAGCCACCGTAACACCATCACCTGTAAAGTCCTCAGTTTGTAGAGCAGTTACTCCAGTTCCACCTCTCACATATTGCATATTTCTGTAAAGAGGATTCCCTGTTGAAAGGTAAACCGAGTCCTTAATCGCACCATGAATAACACCATCCAGATTCCAGGCGGCTAGGTTGGTTTCACGGTCTATAAAGTAGAGTTGTTTTGTCTCATCGATGAACCAGGTGAAACCCGTTAATTCCTGGAGGGCATCCAGGCATTCGGAGGCTGTGCCATAGTTAAATATCGGTTCTGCGATAACTGGGCCTGTTTGAATCTCACCTTCGACTACCCCCTCGTCTGCTAGATAATCGGTTAAAATATCATCAACAATAAACCCTGCCGTCTTATCTGAATAGGATTTTACTACCAGTCTTTTATCAGCCAGATAGTGATTATCCATGCATGAGATATCGTGGTAAAGAATGTCTGAATTAGGAGCTATCTTTACTCTTCCTGGGGTATCTATGAATCCTGAAAACTCATTTAGATGAAAAGGTGGGAGTGCCCAGGGCTGTAGAATCTCAACAGGCTGCCCTCGGACAAAGTCAAGAACTCCAGCCTCATCCATAATAGTGAAAGAGGCAGTGGAGCGTTCTTCTACCCGTTTATCTATGTTAATCGAGGGCTTTTCAACAACGTATTTAACACCGTCAATCCAGACCGAGAACATTATATCCTAACTCCAGTTTTAACTCGTATCTCGTCTACTAGAGGTTGCCCAACGGCCTTTCCTATCACCCTACCATCCAACATGATGACTATATTGGCTGTTTGCGTAGCACTCATAGGGGATGGAGATTGCGTAATATATTCTCCCCCATGCACAGTTGCCAAATAAGGCTGCCCCTCAAGACCAGGCACTCTTCCTTCCCAACCCTGGTATGATGGTAATGTAGCCTGTACCTTTTTCATCTGTTCCTGTAAAGTAAAGAAAACCTCTGGGGTAATTATCCCTCCTCTTACAGCCTCGATAGCAGGCTCAAGCGCACCCATTAATCTGAGATGTTCCTTCAGGGCTTTATTTTGTTCATCAATTGCTTCGGTATCTTCCTCCCGTGAGTGGGTCAATCGCTCTATCGCATCGGTTATTACACCAGTTGCCTTTGATGCTACTCCCTGTATATTAATTAGCCCTGTTACTAATTTGCTATGTGTTTCTACACCCTCATTGGCTGTCAGGTATGCTTCGGCTTCTTCACCAAGCACAAACCTCATGTCCTTAGCTTGTCTGAGAGTATGAAGATACTGGTTTTCTAGCCCTTTCAGGGATTTAGCACGCTCCTTAGCTAATCTAGTATTAAGCTTTTCTTGATTTGCTTCTAGTTCTGCCTGCCTTTGACGTGCTTGTGAATTCTTGATTAACTGAGTGATGCCGAAGATTATCATGCCAATACCAGCAGCTAAGCCTAAAGTTGAAGCTGTTAATGCAATAAGTGATGTATTAAGCCCGATAGTAGCTGCTTTCAAGCCTACTAAGGCAGTTTTGAAAACTACTGCTCCTTCTTTAACGCTACCAAACATGGAAATCATCTTCGGCAGCAATCCAACAAAAATTAGTAAGGCACCACCTGAACCCACTAAACCCAGTAGTACAGCAGCTAAGTTAGCATTTTCGCCTACCCACGAGCTTATACCATCAACAATAGGCTTGATAAAATTCAAGAGCTTTTGAAATGAAGGTAATAGAGCCATCCCCAGTTTGGTGCTGGTCTCTACTATCTGTGTTTTGAGCAACCTTATCTGATTTGTTGGGCTATCGAGTGTTCTGGCTAAATCACCTGTGGCGTTAGCGGTTTGAGCTAGAATTGCTTGCCACCTGGCCTCAACCTTCTGTTCATTAGTTAGCTCTTCACCTAGTTTGGCAATCCCAGTCTCATAGGCAAATGTTTTAACGGTGGCTTCATCTACTAGAATGCCCAATCGTTTAAGCGGCTCTGTTTCGCCAGTGATACCCGCCCTGAGTTTTGTAAAAGCCTCTTCTGTGGGGAGGTTATAGAAACTAGCCATATCATTGGCCAGTTGAGTTATGCCTGTGCTCATGTCATAGGCTGCCTGTTCCCCCAAGCCCATTGAAGAAACCATGTTATAGATAGTGCCTATATTTTTGCGAAGTTCAAATTCGTTTAACCCTAACGCTTTTGAGGTTTCTAACGACCAATCCCTAGCAGCTTGAGCCATATTCCCCATTGAGACTTCAAAGAGATTCTCGGACTCTACCGCTTCCATAGCCATTTTAATTGACGCACCGCCAATAGCAGCCACTGAGCCAACAACAACAGTCCCAGCCAGCGCCATGCGTTTGCCCCACTTTTCAAAGGACTGGTCTACCCTCGACTGTGATTTCTTCAAATCAGATTCAAAGCTAGATGTATCAACACCTAATTTTAGTAATGCATCGCCTATCGAAATAGCCATTAACCTTTGACCACCTTTATCTTGCCACCTGAAATAGTCTCTAATGATTCAATGTTTGTGGATGTTGTGCCAGAAATAGCATCCGCCTCATGTTGTTTTCGTTCCACAAGTTTCGTGACCATCAATTCCAAAAGTTCTTCAGTCCAGTTCGAAACGATATAATTGGGGGTGATATGCCATTCCGCTAACAAAAACTCAAAGGTAGCCCCTAAGTCTGACTTAGAATCTTTGTCAGACTCTGGGATAAAGGGAAGGCGTACTTCATGACCTCCTGGAATGCCTCTGCTAGTTCATTGTCATTGGCGGTAGACTCTATTTCCTCCCTATCTAAGTCTTTAGCATAGGAAAAGAACAAATCAGTTACCTCATCCGGCATTTCACCTAACATGGCATCAAGAGCTTCTTTAAAGCCTTCAGGATTATCTGTAGTCATGGTTAGATATTTGGGTAACATCCCGAAAACCTTAATGAGTTTCTTCCGCCATTCCCTCGATTCTTTGATAACCAATGGGCGGATTGGAAACTCCTTTCCGCCCAAAGTTACCACTACGGGAGATTGCACAAGTTTATCTTCCTCTGTCCTCTCCATAATTCTCCTTATGCGTCAGTCCAAGTAATTACAGTTCCGCCACTGGCATTGAGATATGGTTTCAGGGTAACTGGCACGATGGTTTTTACGCCTTTTCGGTAGCTCATGCCCACTGTCCCCGTTGGGTGCACATAACCAGCGTAGATAGTCCTGGTTGCTCCATTAGGAGCAGTACCGACAATTTTTATGGCGAAGTCCTGAAGAGCACCACCACCGAGCGTGATTATATCACCTGCTCTAGATGAGCCCGCCAGTGCCAGTTCCAGCTGTTCTAAATCGGATTCTGCCATGTTACAGGTTATCGAGATGTCCTCTTTAGTAATCACCCGCTTAATAGCAACGGTTTCTTCTTCCACCATTATATCTTCTATAGTGGGTGCATATTCGATATTTACGCCATCCTCTAGATAGCCAACCTCTGTAGTCACGCTCCCTACAACCGTTCCCGCTGTGGCGTGATAATACAGTGTGGCTTCACCTACCAATACATTTGCCGCTGTTTTTGCCATGTTTTGCCTCCCTTAATTCTTAATTTTAGCTTGGGTTAGTTACCCTGACAGCCAGTAAAATATCACCTGCATTGCCAACAGTCGGTTTGAATTTGACACATCCGTTGTTCTGATTCCATAGCTCAGGCATGAACGGCCCTAAAACTGCTATCTTCCCAGCAGCTACTACTGGGGCTAGAGTTTCAGTTCGCCCATACGGGTCGTTCACAGCCGTGAAAGTGAAGGTGTCACCAGTAAAACCATCAATGGCAAGGACTGTGTGTCCATCGTTCGGCATGTAGAAATAATCACCCCCTGCTGCATTGCCCAATTCTGCATCTGCATGTCCTGAAACATCCAGAATGCCCGCCTTTACCGCCTGCACAACTCCCATCGTTACATCTGCCATTTGTCCCCTCCTATCTAATCATTATCGAGAAAAAAGTTAATACCCTGAATCTATTCGGTATATCTGTATCCACTAAGTCCTGCCCCTGTACTTCCTCTATTGCACTTAGTATTACATACGGTGTTACTCCTATGACTACATCTATATTTTGTATTCCTTGTAAAGCATCGTATAAAGTCCGATATACCTCTCTGGCATCTATTAAGTTATCCGCCCAACAATCGAATTGAACACTTGGGCTTGGTAAAACGGGGATATAAGGTGTTGAAGTCCCGCCACGTGTAAAGAATGTCACATTCGGTAATACAGCATTCTCGGGCGCACGTGGGCAATAGATTCTCGTAACGCTTCCTGATTTGACTAACGCCAATAGAGGGTTAGTCGCTGCGGAAGCGGTGGAGAGATATTTAAAAATGACGGCATTGGTGTCCATTAAACTCATTTCAAATGCCTCTTAACACGCTCGGCAAACTTTCCTTGAGTAAAGTTCATGTCTAAGGCGGGTTTTAGATAAGGATGGGGGTTAGTCCCTGGATGGTGAACTGTTTTACCAAATATACTTGTACCATCTGATAAAACCTTTGCATTTTTAACTGTTATGATATGAGGTTTAGTACCTACTTCAATATAGCCACCATATCCTGAACTAGAATAGACAGCACCCTCAATCTTGGATTCATCTACTACTCGTTCAGCACCACCTTCACCGCCAGAAGCTACAACTCCCATTCCTGATACTTCACTAGCCAGTGAACGCATATTATACCCTGTTATTTTAGGCGATAAGGAGGTAGCCTTTCTGTGGATAGCCACAACCGTATCTCTCATAGCCTTTCGATTGGCGTCTAATACTTCTTTAGTGACCTTTTCTACATCCAGATTAAGATCTACATTTACAATCATTTTCATTCAACACGCTCCAAATACGCCTGTTTGTGATGACTCCCTATGCTATCCTGCCGAAAAAGCACATCAATAATCTGGTAGGTATCCCCAGTTGTGGCAGGTATTCTCGCTCTGTCCTGAACGGTTACGTCTATATCTTCTAAAAAGAGCTGGTCATAAATGATGTGGATTTCTTGACCTACCTTGATTTCTCTCCCCTTCCCAGTAACATGCCGACAAGCAATCTCTTCATAAGGGATACCATCAACAGATTTAACAGCCCATGTTTTTACAGGCTGTCCATAGGTGTCATAAGCCCCTGTCTCAGTAAACTCCAGTATATCGCATGTGTTGATTAACAAATCGGAATATGCCATAAGTTACCTCAAAAATATTTTTCAAAATTCGCCGGAAAAGACTTGACAAATAGTTTGGAGTATGCTAAAATTTTTAGTGGAAGATAAAGAAATGAATAAAAAACCTAATAAATTAATCCGAGAAATACCACCTCTTGAATTTAGGGATTTATCTTTACCTCATGTAATCCCTAGAGTTTATTTAGTTGACCAGTCTAAGGGTAGAGCATATATTGAAAAGGGCTTTGTTACAATTCCTAAATGGGCAGAGACTAGAGGTAATGAATATCTACTTTATTATATTGCACATGAGCTTTCACATATATTAGCACCATCAACATATCACGACTTTGCTTTCTATAAGATGTTTATTCAGATTTGT